GAAAAGGAGTGGTATAAGAAGGAGTCGTTTCATGTTACGCCTTTGTTAGCGTGTACGTTGTGCCACCAAGCCTAACGAGTAGGTCTGATCCGTCAGACCAAATGTCTCCGTTTGTGGGTGATGTTGGTGCGGTTCCTGACGGGATATTAAGTGTTGCCCTTGCGGTTGTCGATGCCGCAAGGCTTGTCTTACCCCCACTCACCCCAAGCGTACCTGTGAAGGTGTGGCTTGTCGCGCTGTGGTCGTAGTAGTAGACCGTTGTTGCGCTTGCCCTGAACCGAATGTCATTGGCAAGAGTCGCGTGAGAGCCTGAGTACAGGGTTAAATTACCACCCTTGTTTGTTGCGTCTCCCCCCGCAAAGAACAACTCCTGCCCGTCATTTTCAGCAATGATGCGCCTTCCTGTTGTGGATAACGTTATTCCCCCTATGACCGTAGCCGCCCCACTTGAGAAAGTACCTGTCGTACTCAGGTTCTCATTCCCAAACGATATGGCTCCGCTTGTATCGGTTATGCTCCCACTACCAACTGTGAGGGTTCCGAATGTACCTGTGCCTGTGGTTACAATGTTGCCCGTCCAGTTTATAGACCCGCTTGTAAGCGCACCGACCGTTGTGATAGAGCTTGCGCCCGTCCACGTACCCGCGCTGATAGCGGCGAGGGTCGCGCTGTATGCTTGGACAGAAACGCCAATGTCAGCCGTGTCAAGAATGTTGTTGTTCGTGATGAAGTTGGCAGGAGTGACCATTTCATAGCCACCCAACCCGTTGCCAATAATCAACGAGCTTGCAGGAGTCAGCGCGGCGAGTTGGTCAAGGTTCGCATCCCACTCCTGTACGTCTGTGCCAATCACCAAACCCAACGTGGTGCGAGCGGTGCTTGCATTGGAATCATCAACAAGGGATCGACCAAACGTTGTTATCGTTGTCGTGTCCCACGTATCACCGCCGCTCTTGTAGATCAGATTGTTGGCGGTCGGGTTCAGCGCGGCAATCGCCGTAAGGTCCGAGTCAAGCGGTTGGTACGTTGATGCCGCCGTAGTAGCTGTCAACGGGTCCAATGCAAGCGCATCAAGGTCTGCATCCCACGCCTGTACATTCGTGCCAATCACCAAGCCAAGGGTGGCGGGTGTTACATTGGAGTTGAGAAGCGTAGCAATGCTCGTTAGACCCGTACCGCCCGACGAAGCAGGTAGAGCCGTTCCAAGAGCAAGGCTTGAGAACGAAGCCGCCGCCGCCTGTGCGTCAGTAGATCCAAGAATTACCGCAAGGGTAGCCCGTCCCTCTGTGGTTCCATCCGTCCAATACGAGTAATACCCGCCCGTGAGATCCGCTAAGGCGTTCTTTGTTGGTAGCGTTGCCATCTATTCCTCGTTAACAAACCCGAAAAGCAAAGCGCGAAAAGCATCCATATCAACAAGAGATCCTGGACAGGTCTTTCTTGCTCCCGTCTCCCTATGACCCAGCACCTTGTCGATGGGTATACCGTATCGAAGCATCACCTCGTCGCACAAGCGAAACACGGCAAGCAACTGCTCAAGGCGCGGAAGCTCTGAGTCTCCGTGACCCTCCAACGCAATCCCAATGGAATGCCTGTTGAAGTTTACAGCGTGTGCGCCGTCCGTGTCCTCGTCCCGGCCCTTCTGAACTTCTCCGCTTCGCCTGACAAGGTAGTGGTAGCCTACGTCATTCCATCCACGATCCAAGTGCCATTTGCGTACACGGTCAATGTCCGCGTCTCCGTCGAAGGCAAGGGTGTGAATGATGATGTGTGTCGGGTAGTTCATCGACTACCCCTGTTCAGATGCCTTCACCTTCTTGGTCTTGTCCTCGTCCATGAACAAGAGGACTGCACCCGCAATACCCGTGACTGCTGTCCAAATGATCTGCAATTCCTCTACGTTGAGCGGTAGGAACTGAGCGAGAACAGCAAAGCCCATCCAGGTTGTGCCTTCTTTGAGCTTTAGCAACAGCTTCTTAACTAATCCTTTCATCGTTGGCTTGATTTTGCGGAGCCGTTGCCTTGTAGGATTGACGGGAAGGCGAGTGGGCGGCAATGGGTCGATTTTGTGAATCTTTGGCTCCATGACTTTTCAGGTTTAACAATAGGGAAAGTACAATGATCCTATACGAGAAAAAACGTCCGTTGAAATTATTCTTTCGTATCAGATGTGTTCATTCTGTCCGTCTTTTGTCCGAGCGTTGTCCGAACTTTGTCCAAGACTTGTCCGAAGGGAGGCGTGACAATGACAATGACAGTAATAATATATAAGAAATGTGTCGATTCTTGAAGATTGTGTGTAGAGATTTGACATTGTGGAGCGGGGATGTTATTCTGGGTTCAGGTTTAACAAACGCCACGAGGCACACGATGAACAGGATTGAAAGCGAAATGCACAACAGACTTGCAAAAGGACTCGACCCATTGACGGGTGATCCAATGACAACGGTTGGCAAAATCTCTTGGGTCAACGGACGGTGCTTTGATGAAACGGGTCGTGAGGTTGTTTTGGATTCAAAGCAAAACTGGGTATACGGCAAACGCAAATGAAAGACAGACTTTTCAAAACATTGGACAGGGTCATATGGCTTTTTGAAGTCGCTGTCCACGTTGTCGCTGTGCTTCTTGTGGTATCTGCTCTCTACCTTGCAGGACTCAAACACGGCGAGATGATCGGACACGGCAAGGGCTACAACGAATGCCGTGTAGAAACAATCTTTCCATCAAAGAGCGAACTTGACAAGGTCGCGGAGCTACTGAAGTGAGCCACTACAACACAACCAACGAAACAGGGAAAGACCTGAACTTGCT